CCTCGTTCAGCAGGTCCGATTCCTTGTCCGCCGGCAGCGCGGCGTAGACCTGCTCCGTCTCGAACGACACTTCCGCACGGCGCAGGAGACGACGGGCTTCGCGCAGCTTGGCGACGTTGAGGCCGGTCGCGGTCGCGGCACCGAACGTGGTCGGAACGATGTTGCCGGCGAGGAACGAGGTGTTGGTCGAGCCGTTCTTGCCGGTCTTGGCGGTGCCGAAAATGGCCTGGACGATCACGTCATCCTTGGCGCGGTTCATCGCGGCGACGCCGGCGCGGGTAACCGGGGACTTGGGATCGATAAGCAGGCGGAGCTGATCCTGCTTGTCGATCATGTGGCCCCAGTCGTAATCGGTGGGGTAACACCAGCGGCGGTCCTGCGGGACGTCGATGACCGGGGTATCGGCGTGGCGCGGAAGGCCCGAGACGGCGTTCGTCGTGCCGAACTGCTCGAGCACTTCGGCGGCTTCGCCCTTGAGCTGGTACTGCGTGACAGCCTGCGCGAGGCGGCTGTCTTCCTGCTGGAGCAGGAGATCGGCATTCGTCTGGAATTCGGTGACGAATGCGGTCGTGATGCTATTCGGCATGACTGCGTTCCTTGGGGGAGAAGGCGAAAGTGCGAGCCGTTAGGGCGCTCACAGTCCCGGCTTGTCCTCCAGGGAGGGGCCTAGCGTCGGTCAGTTTTTTCGAGGGCGTCCCGGACCCCGACGCACCGGCGTCTCGGTCGTTTCGCTTGTCTCGCCTCTTTCCGAATGAGGTGATGAAATCTCCTCATTTGCGACAAAAGTATAAATCTGTGTTGCAATTTCGTCAACACACTTCACATCATGTCGATTGGCACCGGCCATGGTGATGGCCGCCTCCCAGCATCGGAGGCGGATTTCGCCCGGGCTCACCGGCCCGCTGCCATGAAGGCGTCGAGGCGGCGCTTCTCATTGGCGGCTGCGACATCACCGGAGGCGTACCGCTTGACCCACGCCGGGTCGGCGCGCAACTGTTCGTACGCATTCCGGGCCTGTTCGGGCGTCATCTTGGCGTTGTGCGCACCGGGTGATGTATCTGCCACGAAGCCGGCTTCACCACTACGCTCAGCGATGGAGTGCAGGAGCTTCACCGTGTTGTAGTGGCCGAGCACGCCGCTGATCGCGTCCACGATCTCGGGCTTCCAGCCCAGGATCTCGCGGCCCTTCTTGGCGGCCTGCAAGTTATGATCGGCGGCCGCGCCCCACTCGGCCATAATCTTCGTGTGGTCAGCGGCCACCTGTTCTTGCACGGCCTTGGTCTTGGCTTCGGTGACCCCTTGATCGAAGGCGCCGAAGTCCGCGGTAACGCCGCGCGCTTGCTCAGCTGTGAGGCCGTGCTTGTGCATGATCGTCTTCAGCTGACCAGTCAACGTCTCGTCGCCGAGTTTGAAGTCATAGTCGGCGGCGGTCTTCGGTCGGCCCAGCTTGTCGTAGAACGCGTCGCGCGCGGCCTGGTCGGCGTCGGCCGCCGGCAGCGTCAGCAGGCGTTCGGCTGGTACGCCGCGCATTTTCTCGAGGCTGCGGTAGCCTTCCAGGAGTGCCTTCGGGTCCGTCCAGCCCTTGTTCTGCACGTAGCCCAACGTGTCGGCGTCGACTTCGCCCAGCCAGGGGACAGTGCCGGCTACCGGCGGCTTGCCGGCGTCAACCTGCGCCTGCACGTTGGCCGGGACATCGCCGGCGGGCGGCGCGGCAGGAGCGGCAGGAGCCGCGCCGCCTTCAAGGAGTGCTGAAGTGGAATCGGTCATCGGTTATTCCTTGGCCGTCTTGGCGGCATAGAGTTCGAACATCTGATCGTCGGACAGATTCAGGTGCTTGGCGATCCGAAGCCAAACCTCGCGTCGCCCCTCGGCCACTGCGTGGACACGGGGGTCAGCGTGAAAGGTCGTTTCCGTGGCCCGGCAGAAACGCGCCAGGTCAGCCAACACCCTTTCCGCCTCGGACCCGTCAAACGTGCGGACATACGCCGTTCGTCGGGCAGAGAGAAAGCCCCGAAGGGCATCGAGCGTGTCTTTCATCGCCATCCGGACGCTGTCTCCATGCCGCCCATACCGGTGCGGCGAAAAGCTTCGGCGGCTTCGGCTCCGTCCTGCCAGTGCCATCGGCGGGGGTCTCCCTCCGGATACGGCGGGTCTTTGTCCCAGCCGAAGCATTGGTAGTCGTTGTAACCCTGACGGATCGCACTCTGTCGATCCTCCTGGGTCATCGTCCTGCGGACGTAGTGATACTCGACTTCCGGGCGTTGCGGCTTAGCCACCGGTCACCTGTCCGGCGCCAACCGCCTTCAGGGTGGACGCAATCGCCGGCGCCGCGTCGACGAGCTGTTGCTGTTGCTGTGCCTGCGCGCGTCCCTTACGCTTGGCCTGTACTGCCGCCGGGTCGGCGAGGTACGCCTCCGGCACGCTCTGCACCTGAGCGATATCGCGCAGGGCGTAATCCAGGTTGAACACGTCGAACGTCGACGGGTCTTGCGTCACGTTGGCGATTTCAGTGGCGAACTGCAGCGTACGCTGGAAGCCAGCGGCGGCTTCGGACTTTATCGCGCGGTTCAGCGGGGCGTCGTACTCAACTTCCCACGTCGCGTTCGCGTCGATCAGTTCCTGCGGCGGCTTGGGGATTTTTCCCTGGTTGAACAGCAGCTCGTACTCGCGGGAAATCTGCGGACCGAGCGCTTCGGTCTGGTAGCGGCCGAACGACGGCGCCAGGAGGGCTCCCTTCTCGCGTGCCCGCTCCAGCACTTCGGTGGCCGTCATTTGTGGAGAATCGACGAGAATCTGGAACAGCGTCACGAAGAAGGCGTCGTTGATCGCCTGCTGTTCGAGCTGCATTGTCTCGAGGCCGATCGAGATATTCCCGGTCGGCAGGACGCCAATAAGTGCGCGCCCGTCATTCGTCATCGCGCCGTAGTTCACGGCGCCTGGGGCGAGATTCACGCCCTCCAGAATGCCGTCATCATGCGCCAGCAGGACCGGATCAACGGCGCGGTGCGCCTGCTTGAGAACGGTTTTCTTCTGACTGTTAAGTCCCTTGATCGCCGGCAGCACCTGCATCGCCGGACCGCGGCCGTACATTTCGCCGGGCGCCGTGTTGACGCGCGCCACCGGCACCGGCCAGGAGCGGTAGCCGCCCTCGTCCAGCAGAATCTTGCCTTCCTCCAGGACGTAGTAACTGCCGAACTGCATGGCCTTGCCCGAGAGCGGATACTGGCTCCAGCTCTCACGCGGGCAAATGTGGTGGATGACGAAAAATTTCGTCTCCGGGCTTTTCTCCAGGGCCGCCTTGATTTTGTCCGGGATCGCCTCGGGGTTCTTCGCGAACCACTGGTTGGCGATATTGCGCGCCGACATGCGCCAGCGGCGCCACACCTTGTCGACGATCCCCTGGTGGTTTTCGCTGACGTACAGCTCGCCCAGGTGGATATTCCGATACCGCAGGCCATCGGCGCGGCCAGTGCGCGGATCGGTCAGTGCATCGATGTAGATGGCCGACGTACCGAACGCGCCCTGGTTGATGTAAGCGTCGTACTGCTGCGCCTGGTAGCCGGAGCGGCTGGCGTTCCGGTAGTGAAACAGGATCTCGGTCACCTGTTCGCACCACAGGCGCACGCTGCGCAGGCTGTTGAGTTTGGGGTCCGCGATGCGGACGCCATGCCATTTGGCACCAGCGGGCGTCAACATCGAATTCATGGCAGCCGCATACCGCTGCAGCGCGGTACCGGCCGTGGTGTCGAACATTTCCCGGCCGCGTTCCTGACCTGGAACGTTCACGTTGTCCGGCTGGAAGCTGTCGGCCATCTGCGGTAGAACCACGCGAGCCACGTCGTCCCAGTGGTTCTCGAACGTCGAGCGCCACAGCTGGGCCTCTCCGAGGCCCGTCATGATCGACTGGATCAGTTCGTCCTCGCGGGTTTGCATCAGCTACCCAGAAGGCTGGACGAACTGGTGGCGCCGAGATCGGCCAGGCCGGAACCTCCGGTCAGGTACGTGCTGCTCTTGCCGTAGGCCGCGGCCTTGCGCCGCTCCTCGTCCGCCGCCGCGTCAGCCTCGGCCGCGGTGTTGTCCATCGTCGGCACCGTGGGATTCGGCGTCGGGTTCTTGGCCTTTTTCGGGCTGACGCCGAGCATATTGCCGATGGCTCGATTGAAGCTGGCGAAGGCGCTCAAGGGACCACCGGGACAAAGGTTGGGGACGGTGACATTGTACCGAAACGTTGATATTTCCTCAACACTCAACGCAAAGGGTCGAAATCCACGTTCCGCGCCACGGTGCTCCGGCGGCGGGAACGGGAAGTGGCGTTGTCCTTCCGGGCCACCGCCTGCCCGAACGTGACCGACAGCGCATCGCCGTCGTTGGGGGAAGCCAGGCCGCGGGCCCTCATGTCGTCCTTGGACTCGACCTGGATCTTGCCCGTGGCCTTGTTGGTCAGCTTCTTGGGTCCCTTCAGGTCGTCCTTCAGCGTTTCATCTCCGTCGATCGAGGCATTCGCCAGCCAGGTCGCCATCTCGCCCCAACATTCGGCGCGCTTGTTCTGGTACTGCTGTTCATCCCTGGCGGCGCCCTGGGCGTACACGCTGATGACCTTGTAGCCCGCCGCGCGCAACCACTCGGCGCCCGGCGCGCCCACGCCGTTGGTGTCAGCCATGATGTAGTCGGGCGAGTATTTCTCGATCGCCGGGGCCACGTAGTTGGCCGTAAAATCCAGTACCTCGCATTTCTTGCGGATTGGGGGGATCGTCCGGGCGTCGTAGCCCTTGCGAAACCGGATCACGGATGGATCGCCGCCATTGCCGTAGTCGATGCCCATCAACAGGGGCGCGCCGGGGTCGGGGATAATCTCGCGGTCCCGGGCCATCAGGATGCGATCCATGGGGATCATCTGGTTTTCGCCCTGGTTCGGGAACTGGCCGTAAACCTCTACCCGGGCCTCGTCCGAATCCTCCCCATACTGGTCGATGATCTTCTGGTAGACCGCCTGGTCCGTGCCCTCGACGGTACGGGCGTCGACCTGTTTCGGGTTCCAGACGTTGCGGTATTTGTGGTGGGACTCGAAAAAAGCGCCGGTATTGTTCCGGGGGTTCGAGTAGAGATCCCAGTAGCGGTCGAGCACGGGCTCGGTAAAGAACCCGTCGGACACGGAGAAGATCGATTGAGGGATGCCGGACGCCTCGTCGAACTTCAGCATGAGGCCGTTGTGGTTGTGTGCGCCGGCGAAGGCGTCGGGCTTTTCTTCCGACCACAGCTGGGCGTTGAGGTAGTAGTACCCCGTATCGATTTTCAACTGTTCCTCGAGCAGGACCTTGAACCACTCGGCCGGCTTCAGGCTCATGGCCGCCCTGTCGAACCAGTGGCTATTGATCGCCAGGGTGTGCCACTTGCCGAGCTCGGCCATGGTGCGCGACACGAGCTGTTGCTCGGTGTTGGCCGTCACAATCGTAGTGCTGCCCAGGCGCGTGGACATCATCCACAGGCCCTCGAAGCTGAATAGCGCCGACTTGCCGATGCCGCGGCCCGAGGCGATCGACCGGTTCCACATCTGCGGCGGCTGGCCCATCTGCATCCGGATTCGGTTATTTCGAATATGGTCGGTCTTCGCCTCCAGCTCCTCGATCTGCCAGGCGCGCGGCTCCTTGAAATGCTCCAGCGGCGTGTTGGCTTTGCCCCACGGGAACAGGAACATGACGAACGCTCGCAGGTCGTCGGCCAGCGCCGGGTCCCACAGCTCCGTCATCAGGCTTTGCTCGTCCTTCGCGCTATAGATCTGCTTGGCCTTCGGCATGTTCAGGTTCCGTTTATTCGGTAATTACTGCGGAATTCAAAAAATAAATCGGGTGTTCGCGAGCTGGCCCCGGGTGGGACAGGCGCGGCCAATCGCCGACCCCACCCCCGCCTGGCACCCCCGCCCCTCCCGAAAATGGGTCCCCCGATAGGCCCGAATAGGTCAGCTGAATATTTCCGGATGTTCGGCAATTGATTCGTTATCAATGGACTCAGGCACTATAGTGCATGTGGAATCAATGACTTGCGTCACCTGCACATCTTCTAGGTCGCGAATAGGTCGCACGAGTGAGCGATTACGCGCCTCAGACAACGCCGTGCCAATGTCGATCGTGGCCGTGACGTTGAGGTCCAGGCGGTCGCTGTACTGTTTGTTGAGCTTGCTGGCTTCCCACTTGATGTTGTCGATCGCCAGCTTGGCGCGATTGACGTCAGGCCAGTCCCTGGCGATCTCGTGAATCGTGTCGACACGGTCCTCTTGTAGAATCGCGCGAGCCTGCGCAAGCTCCCGCTCGAAAGCTGGGTTATCCACGCGCAATCGGCGGTACATGTAATCGCTGAGGCCGATTAATTTGCGGGCTTTTACGGCCGGCATGCCGCCAGCCACCAAACCAACCATGCGTGTTTCGGCCAACGACAGCCCGGGAAGGGGCTGCAATTCACTCTGACTATCGGTGTTGGCGTCGCTCATAGGCTAAAACATTCGAAATAGTTGTTGACATTGTGCCAACGGCGTGGACATTATATCCCCACACATCAGCCAACGGGAGATAGCCATGACACGCCAGGTCCTTCGCAACACCTACCCCTTCCACAACGCGCCGCAGGTCACGCGCGGCTACCGTCCGCCGCCGGTCCGAGGCGAAACGTTCTCGTCGATCCTGGCCGGCATTGTCATGTGGGGCGTCATCATCGCGGCGGCCGTTACCACGGCGCTTCCGATCCTCAAGTGGCTTTCGCACGCCTGAGCTGTTGACCTTTTACCTACACACTACCCGGAGATAGACCATGAATGCCGAGACGATGAAGGTGGATGTGCTGGCCGAAGGCACAACGTCGATGTACTGGGCGGGGCGCGCGGCATATCACTCGGGCCTAACGTTGGAAGCCAATCCGTGGGATGGCAACAGGCCGGCGGAGGCTCGCGCCAATTGGTCCTGGCGGAAAGGCTTCGCCAGCGCCGAGAGCGAAACCGCCGCCGTCGCCCGCGTCGGGGGTGCCGCATGATCCTGGCAGAGATCGACGCACACTAACGGTCAGCCCTCTATCTTCCGCCCCAAACAAAAAGCCCGCGCAAGCGGGCTTCGTTTTGTCCGTCGTTTGTCCAGTCCTATTCTCCCGCGGCGACCATAACTCCTCCTGACCGTTACGGGAATTCCCGTTTCGGCAGCAAACGTAGAATAAACATCAAACGTAGAATTTTGTAGAAGGCCGGAAAGCGTTGGGACACAACACTTATTCTATATTTCTTGATCTTCTAAAGAATAAATAGAATAGCTGGGGCTGCGCTTGTCCTCGTCCCTACCGCCTGGCCTCATTCTGTCCTGTCCGCAATCTACGCTTCCCCACCGCAACTCGAAAACATTCTTAGAATCTCTGGAATAGCTAGAATAGTAATGCCTTTCAACGACTTATCCATTCTACGCCCCTCTGCACCTTCTAGAATCGCACCCCAAGCACAGGTATCACGCCCACGATCTCCATATCGTCTTCCCGGCCGTCTTTGCCACCGAAGCCCAAGGCCGGACCGAGATCCCACCGCCCCGGCGTAAACGCGGGCTTGATCTTGCGCAGGACGACGCGTCCGTCCGTCAATTGCACCAGGTTGATTTCTGGCCCGCCGGAAGGCGAGGCGGCTACATCGCCAGGGGCATACAGCACGTGCTTGCCTTCGAGAAACGGATCGCCAACGATCTCGAGCGCACGCACGGCATCCCGTGGCGTGGTCTTCCCCGAGAGCCCGGAGAACACCACCTGCCCCGTCATGTCGATAGTGCCACCCAAGGATGGCAGCGGATCGCCCGGGCCGTGCACGACGTGGCCGCGGCCCTTGGGCACTTCGATGCGCAGTCCGGCATGACGTAACACTTCTTCCACGGGCACGCCGAGCACATCCGCCACGCGATCTGCCTCATTCAGCTGTAGCCGCCGTTTCCCCTGTAGCACACGCACCCACGAGGACGGGTCCATGCCGATCTTGGCCGCAAGGCTGCGTTGCGATTCCTTCGCACGATCAGTCATCAATCGAAACCACTTGTCATCGATCATCGTCTTGCTGGCGGCCATGGCGCGAATCCTCGGTTGTCTCGGTTGAAATGGCTTGGGATTGAGAATTTAACACCCTTGTGTGTCCGTAACGTGAACAACCGTTAATGTAACCACTGACGGATATCAACAGGATATCGCGGGACTGGAACAAGTTTCGTATTGAGCTATTGACAACGGTGTAGACGAAGTATCAATATGCGCCTCACCAACCATCAACGGAGTACGCACGTGGAAATCCGCAACCGCTTCACCAATGACGTCATTTTCTCGATCGAGCTCACGCCCGACCTGATCAGCCGGCCGCGCTCCATCCAACTGGGTTGGACCGTGCGCCAGGCTATCGCCGCCCGCGCCGACCTGAGCGGCGCCGACCTGAGCGGCGCCA